CCCTTGGACATATTATCATACGTTTCTAACACACTCGGTATATCAGAACCATGAATACCTATACTAACTCTCATAAACATATATTGTGGAGTTTCCATCAACTTTCCTTCGAGTTTTTGTAAATAGGATTTTTCCAGGGTTTTGAGACCAAAATATCCAAATTCAAAATCTCGTTCGTGAATTATATTATCTTTTACCTGAAGAGCTATTTCAGCCACTTCTTCAGTGACTACACCCGCCTTATATAATTTTTTCATGGCTATATGAAAATTGTTAGGAGCTATTTTATGTATATTACTTGCAACCAGCAGTGTCGCTAGAATTTCGTAGTCTGGGTCAATTGTTAACATCCCAACACAAATTTCAGCAGAGAGTACATCTATTTCCTGGGTGGTGATTTCGTCGTGCATAGAGGAAAAAACTTGTTGAGCAATCATTGTCGCATCGACATTTGTGGAGAGATTCGGGGATTCTTTTATGAGTTTTGAGATCCTGTTGGTGACCTTATCAAATTTTACGTCTTCAACACGACCGGAACGTTTAATAACGCGCATGGTATGATAATTTATATGTATATTCTTTTAAATTATTTAACACCTGAAATCATCACTTCGAATTGGTACCGGGCCAAGGAGTTCAGCATAGCGGTTGGGCTGGAGTTGTTGTGAATTTACAAAGAATGCTCCTTCGGTTCCCGGTTTAGAAACTGGTGGGTAAGAAGCAATGAACGTTCCGCTAACGGGCTTGGGTACCGCACGATTAAGGTTGCATGGCTTTGTCTTATACACTTCGTCAAAATCTGCGAGTGGTATGCTTGTCATTTATATTTACTGATACTTTTTTTCCGAGCATATATTAAATGTGTGATAATCTTCATCTCAATTCTATAAAACAATGCGCTACTCCACTGAATACACTCTTTTTTTCCGAATTTAATAAGAATTTACTTCAGAGGGGAATTCGCCAGGAATTTAGGAATAAAACTGGGGTTTCGATTGATTACCAGAACAGCGATGATTTATATAGTATAATGCGTGTTGTATTTGTAAATAATGCGGGGGATCAAATGACAAGAGTTAACGAACAAGTTAAATTTATGAACAGTGTGGTAATTAATACAGCGGTGGGTCAGATTCAAACAGGTGTTTCACAGTACATGGGGTATAGAAAAGATATAGACAACCTCGCAGTACCCATTGATCAACCAATTAATACAAGCACCTATGGGAAGAAGATCGATAAGAGTACTCAAATTGGTATGTAAAAAATATAATCTGGGTTATTATAAAAGATGAGCAAGTATATGCTCAGTGATGAAGATACAATGAATGATATAAATCCTTACGTTGAACGCGACTTTTCAGTACCAGGTTATAGGAGAAATCCTAATTTGGTTAGCTTTGAGGATCCAGTAGATGATGATGTATCGGAGTTTCCAGTGTACGAAAAAAGTCCCGCGTGTGATACTGTATCTAAAACCGTTGGTCGTATTATGGGACCAGGTAAAAACTGTGCATACCGTCCATTATATGAGTTTCACCCACGACGTAATATAGACGACGGAGAAGTTTTGTGGTTAAAAGAGAAACAGTTACAGAAGGAGGAATTGGTAGAAGAAACAGAAAAACAGAGAATAGTTAGATATGCAGTCAATGTATTTATTCTTATAAGTCTGCTTCTATTAGTTTCAAGATTTTAAATACTTTTTCGAGTCTGTAATCATTTTTACAGGATTCTATAACTTCGGGCATAGTTTCTTTACACATGACCATTATTAATCTTTTTTGCCAAGCGCATCGAGTATTGACTATAGGGGGTATAAATGTTGGGTCTAAAATTTTTAAAGTATTCATAGTTCGAATTAGAGACCATATATTTTTATTTTCACATAAAATGTTTTCCAATGCAACTAAAACCATTTTACGTCTGATTTCAGTTGTTTTTTCAATCATAGTGTTTAGAAATTGTTCATAGACTAATGAGTCCGATATGGATCTTATTTCGTGCCACAATCCCAATGGTTTAGAATCAAATGTATCTGTAAAGTGTTCATATCCGTACCCCGGGATATATTTTACATAATCTATTTCGATGACGGTTCCCCAAACGCTAGATTCTTCATCACGCACACGCGCAGTTTTTAAAAAAGAGGTCATTATTTATTTTAGGATATATTCTCTAAACTCTTTATCGAGACTTTTAAGCCCCTAAGTGTACACGGGGTTTACTGTAAATTTAATTTAAAGATGTACACAGCTGTGGCTAATAATACATTTTCATATTTACTCACACTCGATGAGTTTAGGAGGGAAATACCAGAAAAGTTTCGACCTTCGTGGATAAAGCTCACAACTATTACTATGGTATCAAGTTTTTCAAATGAAATAGATATACAAAAGATCAGGAACGCATTTACGAGATTATCACCTATAAAATTGAAAATGAAAAATACAAAGGGTGGATCGGTGAGAGAGTGGTCTCTCAAAACAACGACCAAGTTTTACAATCAAATTACATTAACATATACAGATGAATATAGTACAAAGTCTATAAAAGTCTTCCCAAATGGGAGTATTCAGGTGGCGGGGTGTTCCGATCTTTTTGATTGCAGTCGTATTATAAAACAACTTTCATTTTTATTTAAGATATGTCTGGGAGACGCACACGTTGCACCCATCGATACATTTAGAGTTGTTATGATTAATTCAAATTTTAGTTTGAATTATAACATAAATCTTATACAGGTCGCAAATCATTTCGAAAACCAATCAGACATCTTTAAAGTTTCATTTGAACCAGACAGATATTCAGCCGTGAAGATTAAGTTTTCACCAGCAGAAGATATGAAAGAGATTACAACCAGTATTTTCAGTACAGGTAAGGTTATAATTACGGGCGCAGAAACACTCAAGGAGATCGCATTTGCATATAACATCATTAATAAATACATAAACGAATCGGATGTTATTCGTGTATCCGAGACAGCGACCAAGGATGTATTTGATAATATGTCAGGGTACAAAATAGAAGATATGGTAGAGAATATCAAAAAAAGGGGCTTTAAATCGTGGAGACAGACCATTACGAATAGACAAATTAATTTCTAATGTAACAATAAAAAATGAGTCAACGTCTCGGTATGGCCGATGGTCGATGCTTCACAATGAACAGCTCGTCCCAACTTTATGATAATTACGTCATGGAAAAAAATGGAATCGCGAAGGCTGATAATTACGCGTATCGTCGTCTTCTTCAAGAAAAGGGTACAAAGATTTTGAAACCTACACAAGAATTACAAGGTGTTTCCAAGTGTAACGTGTGTGATAACGCTCTTCTCAATATGTCTGATATTTATTAAAATAATATACCTATATTTTAAATGAGCGAAATACTCATATTATGCTGCACTTCATCAGTTTTATCATGTGTAGCCAGTGCAGCAGCATGGTATGGCGGTGCAGTACCCGGAACGACACCCCACGCACTGAAAATTTTGCAATTTGATAGACTCAAACCACTCGACGATGCAAAGGGTCAGGCGGCAAAGAAAATGACACCCGATAGCGCAGAATGTAAAGCAGCGGTACAGTGGGCTAATGATTACGTAGATGGTAAATTCGAACCATATAAACCCCACCCGTTCCTTGGACCATGGGGTATGACCATAGACAATACAGATTTTTCACCCATTACCTTAGAAGAGTTACGAGATAAACATTTTGGTTGGACAGATGAAAAGAGATGGACAGGTGGTCTGATAAAGGGTGGTGGTGGATTTAAGAAATTGAGAGATTCCGATTTCTTTTTTTCAAGAAGACTCTTCAAATGTAATAATTTTGAAGAAATACCACCAATAGCTACGAGCGAAACAGAAGCAGACTAATACTATATTTAATTCGCTAAATTCCGATAATAATCTTCTAGCAATTCTCCAGATGACTACGTGTGCTATATGTCTGAACTCGGTTCGTGAAACTCGAGTAAATACATTACGTTGTGGACATATTTTTCACACACATTGTCTAGAGAAATGGAAAGAAAAAGGAAATATAACATGCCCCACGTGTCGAAAGGTATTTTGTGGCGACAAATATAAAGTCACCATAAAAGTGGATAATAATTTTGAAGGAACATCAAATACAGCGACTGTAAGCGATTCGTTTGTATGTGATGTTTTGGATATATTTTTTAATGTTGTCAGTGATTCAGACCTTACTAGTCTTCTTTCGAGTTTTGGGATGAGTCCCTCCGACTTTGATCCCTCTATCTTTGACACAGAATGAGCTACAATATTTAGTATATTTTAGTCCCGGATAATTTCGAGAAGCTGTTCGGGGATCTTTTATAATTTTATTTTTTGCATCGGTGAGAAGAGGTCCAGTCGCCCACCCCCTCTTATGACTGAATACGTTTGCCTTAAATATAAGTCTCTTTCCAGGCGAGAGTTTACCGGATTTTTTAACACGTGATACGGGTACTTCAAAGAATTTTGCTATTTTTTCATAAGAATCGCCGGATTTTACTTTGTATTCAACTATTCCGTGTTGTTTATAAAAGTGGAAATCACCCTGTCTGAAATAATTCTTTTTATTTCCGGGAGCAACGAACATCATAATTTTATAGTGGCTTTTCTTACATTTATCTTCCGCCTTTACCTTGTATACTTTTTTGGGGTTATCGGCTATGACACGCTCTGGGAGGTTTTTACAATGTGTATACGTATGTGTTTTATTTCTCCCAGCGCGTTCACCCGGGACACTTTTCGAAGGTCTATAATTTTCATAATCATTCACTGCGTATGCGTAACAGTTATTGTTAGATATACCAGTCGTTCTCCCCCAAAGTCGTTGGGTAAATTTTTTTTCAGAACCACTCAATGGAAGTGTCTTCATTAATAATATTCCAGAAAAAAAATATTATTAATAAATAAAACAATGATCAAGGACCTCTTCAAAGCCAAGAATCAATCCGAAATTCTCGTTGAACTTCTGACGTTCATCCTCGCTATTCTCATAAGTACGTTTGTTTTGCGTTTCGCTTGGAATCGCAGTTTGACAAAGCACATCAGTGTACTTAAACCAATCGATACTTTCCTTGATGCGTTCATTCTTTCTTTATCTCTCGCGATTGTTCGTGGTGTTTAAACTTCTTTAAAACCGACGTGTCTTTCGCCATTACTGTGTACTAACGTTGGGAATGCTTCCATATCTGCACATTCTTCTTTATCACAATCGATAAACGTATAAGATTTTCCAGATTTTTCGAGATATTCTAACTGCCTTCGAGTCCA